GTACCACAGACATCCTAACACTTACCCAAACCGCAGGTCTTCTGCCATCCGCATACAGAGCTATCTCACCCATTGCCGCCTTTGGAAAGCCTGAGTGTCTCACCCTTGGTAGTTTTTCATCCGGGGCTGAGTCAATTGAAGAGGGCACAAACCCTGAAGGAAGAACTTATTTCCTCGGTGGCATTATGGATGATGCCTCTGGGTCGAACCTATTGTCCTCTGCGGGTCTCTCACCTGCCTGGGAGCATGTGGGTGCCTCAAATCAGAGCGGTGTTTGGTGCCGATATGGTCTTACAGGCAATCTTGAGGATCCTGCCCAGGGCGGAACAACCCTTGACGCTGCCAAAGTATACAATCTGTACAGAAAGACATTTAAATATGTTCCTGCACGTGATGAGGCTGAATTATCAGGACTTCTTAAGGGCTCAGGTGATACAATTCTTGCCATTAAGGCTGTGATTCCATCAGGCTCTTGGGCAATTAATAACTCAATTCTTAAGTTTGACTTAGGAGATACTGACACTTTAAGTGCTGGAACTATTAACGGAACAAACGCCATTGTCAAAGGAGAAGGATCATTAAGTACATCTCCGAAAAAAAATAATTTGCTTGTCAGGTTTATCAATAACACTCAAGCTCGAGTTAGTCACTATAATTCAACAGGAGACAACTCTGAAACATTAAATTTCACTACATCGGGTACAGCTGTAAAGAGCACTCTTACAACTTCAAATGGGGTTCATACATTCACTGCTTGGATTAACATTACAAAATTTGAAACAAACATTCTAAGTTTTGCATGGGACCCAGCCAAGGCCACCAAGCCCGCCGAGGCTGACTTTGCTAATTTTAAGCCCTTGACAAAGTGTGTCTTTGCCCCTAATGACCCCGGGTCTACAAATGCCGACAAGCTCAGCGAGACATATCTTACCCTAGATACAGTGAATCAGATTGCAATGCCTATTCTCCGCGGTGTCCTCATGGCCCCCTCGGGAGTTCTTCTGCAGCTTAAGACGGGGGACGCGTTAGGCACAACTGGTGGGGTCACCTCAGATGGAGAGTTCTATCTTCAGATGACAAATTATAAGAGCGGAAGTTCCGTGAACACAGTTCTTTCTGCCTCCTTCGACATGCTTAATGATGCATATTTCCCCAACGTGTTTAATACGGACCCTCTTAGAATTCAAGAGGCGGGTCATTATCTGTATGCACACTGGGATGTTCACCCTGATCTTGCAGAAACAGTGGGCGATGCCTTCTTGTATACAGGGTCTCGGGAGAGAAATACAAGCTCCACCGACGTTCCAAACTTTGAAGACTTTCAAGATAGATTCTCTCATGCTGTGTCTCCCTGGGTAATCTCACAGGAGTTTGGCGCGTCCCCCAAGGATCTCTTTAGACTGCATGCTCTTGATGACGGTGCAGGTGCATCGACTCGATTCAAGGTGTCGATTGAGAATCTGGTGCCGGGCAAGGCAGGTCTAGGCGGTGGATTCGGGTCTTTCGATCTTCTTCTTAGAGCGTGGAGTGATACGGATGCGAACCCTGTCGTGCTTGAGTCCTTCAAGGGCTTGTCACTTGATCCAAAGAGTGACAAGTATATCGCCCGAGTCATTGGAAATTCATATCGGTATTTTGACTTCGACCGCCCCGAGGGAGAGCAGAAACTCATTGATGTAATTGATCATCCAATGGGATCAAACCTCGTTCGAGTCGAAATGCACCTCGACGTAGATGGAGAAGAGATTGACCCTGCTGCACTTCCAATGGGATTCAGAGGGATTGACCACCTTAACACACTTGGCACTCTTGCGGGTGCCGGTGGGTATTCATCAAGCATCGTCACCCCGCCCGTTCCAATGCGTCTCAATGTTGCGGTTGGGTCAGGCCTGGGCAAGAAGCCCAATTCAGCCCTATACTGGGGTGCACAATTTGAGCATATTACAGACCTGAATAATGTGAACGTCCCTCCTCGTGGAAACAACTACAAGGATGCGTCACTCGCCTCCTTCGCCAAGTTCTTCCCGAGTCATAGAGAGGGTATTGCAAATGTCCTTGTGTCAACTGGCACAGATACATACTGCAACAACAAGTTTACACTTCAGAACGTGTATGTCAAGCAGAAGAACGAACTTGCTGACCCCAAAGAGTGGGAGCATGCTGTATATTCAAGAGACGGTTCCCCCGTAACAGGGAAATTCCGTCTGACCCTGACCGATCTTGAGAATGCAAAGAACAGAAGATATGGAAAGTTTACATTCTTCATGCAGGGAGGGTTCGACGGTGTCAATATCTTCAACGAAGACACAGCAAAGATGACGAATAAGGCTGTATCTGAAGAGATTCACAACGAGGATAGAGGGCGAATTGGTAAAGGTCCTACAGCTCGTGCATACGTCAAGGCAATTGAGATCATGAAGAATACTGTGAACGGTGATCTTCAGCTCTTTGCAATGCCGGGAATTAGAAACAGCTCACTGACGGAGCTTGCCTCGGATGCAGTCCGTGACAGATTCGATGCACTATACCTGATGGATATTGAACAGAAGTCTGCCGAGACCTTTAGTGACGGAAGGTTTATTGAAGTATCTGAGAAGGATCAGGATTTCCTTGAGGGCAGAAAGGTGTCAGTCTCCAGCACAGTCACTTCATTTGAAGAGCGTGACATGGACAACTCTTTCACAGCCGCTTATTTCCCAGACGTCGTTGTGACTGATCCAGGAACAGGTGCTGCTGTAACCGTGCCCCCCTCGGTCGTCGTCCTGGGTGCAATGGCCTTGAATGACAGAGTGGGACACCCCTGGTTCGCCCCGGCGGGAGTTACTCGCGGTGCTCTTGGCTCAACAGTCCGCACAAAGGTGACCCTGAGCAAATCAAACCTGGATGCTCTATATGATGTAGGTATTAATCCTCTCACCCCTCCTGTTGCAGGTCAGCCCGTTACAGTCTGGGGTCAGAAGACACTGCAGGCAGGTGAGTCCGCTCTAAATCGTGTCAATGTCCGACGACTCTTAATTGAGATCAGACGTCAAGTGCGCGATATCGCCCAGTCCATCATCTTTGAGCCAAATCGTGCATCAACTCTTGCCCGATTCACTGCGGCTGTCACCCCAAGACTTCAGAGAATTCAGTCTTTGGCAGGGCTTGAGAGATTCAGGGTTGTAATTGACTCATCCACAACAACGCAAACTGACATTGAGAACAATACAGTGCGTGGTAAGATTTATGTTCAGCCCACCAAGTCGATTGAATTTGTCTCTATTGACTTCGTTGTGACAAATAATGCAGGAGAGCAGGTCTAAAATGGTCTGATTGAATTCCTCGATCATTTCTGATGAGGACGATAAAATAAAATGAAGGAATGGATGATTTAATTAGTGAAGGTGTTTCAGGGCCATATCAGCATTCGGTGTGGTCCTCCTTAGAACAATTCACTTCGATAAGAAAAATTTGAATAAAAATTGTGTGAAAGAATATTTAATGGAATAGAGGAGAGATAGCACATGGCAACCGAGACACTTGATGTAACATCAATGCTACCACAGAAGTTTGAGCCGAAGCGCAAGAACCGTTGGGTTCTTATGATCGAGGGTATTGACGCATATATCGTCAAATCAGCTGCTCGTCCTACTGTTGCAATTGAAGACATTCCGATTCCTTTCATTAATTCGACTCGTTATATTGCTGGTAAGGTAACATTTGAGACAATGTCAGTTGTTCTTCATGATCCGATTGCCCCTTCGGGTGCTCAGCAGGTAATGGAGTGGGTTCGTACATGCTATGAGTCAATTTCAGGACGTGCTGGTTATGCCGACTTTTACAAGAGAGATATTCAGCTCAAGCTTCTTGACCCAATCGGTACTGTAATTGAGCTTTGGGATATCAAGGGTGCCCACTGTACTCAGATTCAGTTCGGTGAACTTGCTTATGATGACAACGGAACCCCTCTTGAGATTTCTCTAACACTTCGGTTCGATAACTGCGCACTTCAGTTCTAAGAAATATCCTCGTCTGTGTTATGTCTTAAACCCCGCGTCCTTCCACACGGGGTTTCTTTTTATATGTCAACAAAAACACTTTTAAGAAAGTATATTGTCAATCTTGTTCAAGAGATGGCAACTCGTTACAAGAAAGAGACCGGAGAGAATCTTCCACGTTGGCAGCAGAAATTCAGAGAATATGAGAGGGCAGGTGGGTATCTTGTTCACTTTGGTTTTCACCCAAAGCTAGGCCTAAATCCGCTAAATGAATTTCAAACAACTCCTACGGGTGTGTATTTTTACCAGCTCAATACCAAAACAATGCAAAAATTTGGTATTGACAGACCCTATGCTATGATTGCTAAAATAAAAGATGGAGCTCGAATTTTAGATCTTGAATCTTATAGTGATGCTGATCTAAGTCGTGATATTGGGATCTTGAAAAGGAAATATTCAGGTAAGGCTGACTTGACTGACGAGACCGTCAAAGCATGGGAAGATCAAGGTCCTGCTAAAACACTTTGGGAGACAATCAAAGCACTTTCAATGGATATTGTGGGCGACTCGCGCGGGCCTGATGCTTTATTAAAGTACAGAAAAGACAATATGGCTTGGGTTGATCCAACCAACCCTAAGAGCTCTGAAAAGACAAGAAAGAGAAGGTCAGCTCGAATTCACACAAATACAGCAAAGCTTCATGCAAAAGCTGATAAAAATTTTAACTATAGAGACTATGTGGGTCGAGATAAGGAGCACTTTTCTTTTGACGAAGAGGTGTCCGACCTAGAGAATCCAGGCAAGACAAAGATAAAAAAGAATCCAATTCTTCGACATTTACCTGACAATACGTCTCATGATGAGACAATTGATACCGAGAACCGAAAAGACGCTCCTGTTAATTTTTCTGTCACTCAAATGACAAAGATTCTTCAAGGTGATCTTGGGTATGATGGCGCTCGAGATGGGCTGAATTCACCTGGGCGTGGGATTATTCACGGGAACGAACCAACCCAAATTGTCATGTTTAACATAGGCGCTGTCAACCATGTTGATACAATCAGGAAGCCAACTGATGTAAAAGAAGTTGAGGAGTTAACGAAAGAACATCATAATGAGAAAGATTTCTCAGGTCAAGATTTGACCGGTCGTGATAAAATGTTTCGTGATACTCGATTTATCGGGTCAAATTTTTCAAAGTCAAACTTGTCGGGAATATCAATAGCGGGATGCAATCTGTCTCGAACAAATTGCTCAGGTGCAAACTTATCTGATACAAGCATTTATAATGTCAAATTTAATAATTCTGGCTTGCAATCGACTAATTTTGTTTCATCTCGAATTCATAATGTGACTTTTAATGGGTCAAATATGACAAAGACAAACCTGTCACGAATTGAAGGGAGAGAGCTTGAATTTACAAACGTCAATATGGCGGGGTTAAATTTGTCTCAAGCTAAGGTTGAACAGAGCTGGTTCTATCAGGCTCAAGTACATGGAACGAATATGTCTCGTACGGTTTTTGAAGACTGTTTCTTTGGTGAGACTGATTTTAAAAACGCTGATTTGACTGAGACCCGCTTTCTTAACTGTGATTTTGAGGGGGCTTCTTTTGAGAAGAATGGTGGGTATCATATGGGGACAATGGGTCTTGCTACATTCAAGAATTGTAGTAATCTTCCTCCTGATATTAGATTGGATGATAATGGCAAGGTAATATCCGAACAGAAACAGAGGACACAATGAAGATTACGTCGAATCAATTAAGAAGAATTATTAGAGAAGAATACGAGTCATTCGAGGCGGGAGACAAGAAACCGACTCGTTTCCTACATGGAGAGGATCCAGACGACTCCGAAGGCGGAATGGCTCTAGGTCAACTTTCGGATCTGTGTCGGATGGCTGAAGAATTGCAGGAGATTCTGAACTCAGAGGATCAGCTTCCAGGGTGGGTGCAGAATCACCTGACCGTCTCCCACGAGAACCTACGTCAGATCCATGGTTACTTGACCAACGCCGAGGCCGGGGATAAAGAATGAGGTTACCCTTTGGAGAATTACGGCGAATTATCAGAGAGGAAATTGAAGGGGCTCAGAAGGAATCGGGGATTAATCGAATCGCCATTTTTGATTTTGATGGAACTCTGTTCCGTAGCCCTGAGAAGCCTCCATGGTGGCCCCATAAAGGGTTTTGGGGGAGATTGGAGACTCTGTCCCCGCCGTATGTCCCGCAAGTGCCTGGACCTGAGTGGTATATTGAATCTGTCCTGTCAGAAGCCCGGGATGCTATTGGAGATCCTCAGACTTATTCATGCCTCTTGACTGGGCGAATTCCCAAGTTCTCTGCAAGGGTCAGAGAGATAATGGGGGTCGCTGGTGTCTCCTTTCAGGACTATTTCTTTGCCTCAGGAGGCAGCACTCTGCCCTTCAAGATTAAGATTATTGAGGACTTAATCTCTAAGAATCCTGGTGTTCGAATCGTTGAGATGTGGGAGGACCGAGAGGAGCATATTGGTCCCTTTGAGGAGAAGCTAAATCAGCTTGGAGTTCAGTTCCAGGTTCATCATGTTCAGAGCACGCCACAAGAGTTCTTGCCCGGGTCTGAGAGATTAATTCCCCCACCAAAAAAGAAGGGTTAACCTACCCCTGATCCTGTCATTGGTGAGGCAAAACGGGACTGAATACTTGTAAGTCCTGCCAAGAGTGAGAAAGTTGTATCTTGTGTCCCTGAGATCCAGAGTTGAGTCGTTCTAATCTCTCCAATGTAAGATTCATCTTTCTTCAGGAGGAAATTATTCCCTCCCTTTACCCCGTTCTCGGTGAATCCAAAATAGAGAGTGTACTCTCCCGTGTTCTTTATCGTAAAGAATCTTGTAATATTCGAGAACTCAATCTCTTTTATGTGCACCCCATCTACAGAAGGAAGATTGGATGATGTAACAAAAGGAATTGCTGAGACTTGATATGCGGGGGCATACCCTTCTCCAACACTTGGATAGCCTAAGCCCGATGAATGGTAGTTTGATGACATATCATTAAATATGCTGATAAAAAGAAAATTTCTCTTTTTACGATGTCGATTTTGAAATTAAATTCTCCATTTACAAGGAGAAAAAAATGTCAGACGTACGTGAGAATAGAAATGAGATTTTTAAGGGAGGATCGGGTGTTGATTCAAGAATTCCACAAATGTCAGCCGCAGACAAGATGAAGGCTGAATTTGGATGGGAGATTCCTGTTGAGTCCGTCCCACTCCCCTCTAATGGTCTTGTCTATCCCGTTAACTCATCTCTTCATGGCGCTGAAACAATTGATATTAAGGCAATGACCGCTAAGGAAGAGGATATTCTAACAAGCAAGGCCTTCCTTAAGAAGGGTACAGTTATCACCGAACTAATCAGATCTTGCCTTGTCGATAAGTCGATTGACCCACGCGATCTCTTGACTGGTGACAGAAATGCGCTAATGATTGCAATCAGAGCGACTGGTTATGGTGCAGAATATGATGCTGAGATTGAATGTGAAGAGTGTGGTGCTAAGACTTCACGTCAGTTCGACTTGGGAGCTCTTCCTATTAAGAAGCTCACCATTGAACCTGTCACACAGGGAGAAAATATTTTTCAGTTCTCGCTTCCTGTAACAAAGAAGGTTGTTAAGTTCCGATTCTTGACGGGCCGAGATGAAGAAGAGATTCTTGCCACGGGTGAGAAGCAGAAGAAGGCGGGTCTTGTTAATGACTCAAGCGTCACTACAAATCTTCTTTACTCTATTGTGTCCATCGACGGAATTGGTGAGAGGGCAAAGATCTCACAGTTCGTAAAGATGATGCCTGCTCGAGACTCTCTTGCTCTTAGAAACTACATTAGAGACAATGAACCTGGTATTGATATGAAGCAGGATTCCGATTGCGGTGCCTGCGGTCACACTGAGGAGGTAAACATGCCCCTTGGGGTCAACTTTCTTTGGCCTTCGGCCGGAAGATAAGGAAGTTGTCGTCCTGGAACCTACCTTTCTCCTTATGTACTATGGTGGGTTCCTTTATTCTGAGGCTTATAGTCTGCCTGTCGCATACAGGAAGTGGTTCATTGAGAGAATCGGAAATGAGCTGAACAAGAAGGGAGGAAATACACCCTCTAGGGCACTACACCACGACACTCCTGAGATGAGAGCCCTGCAAGGGAAAACAAGGGATCATGCACCTTCTAGAATGAGGCGTTTTTCTTGACAGATAATATATACATCTATGGGACAAAACTTACAAACCACCTGTATTATATTGGAGTCAATAGGGCAGAAGAACAATCCTCAGATCTGGATTTCCAGAAAAGAGAACGGTTGGTCTCTACCTAGAATTTCCTCTCAGAAAAAAGGGTCTGATCAAATAAGAGAATCATTTGGATTTAATTCCAAATCAATTCCTGCATCACGCCTCTTTATTCTTGATGAATCTGGAAACAAGACTCAATATCAGATTTTTGTTCGAACAGGCGTTATTTTAGAGAATATTGAAACGACAGGAAAGATTGTTTCAATATCAGAAGCTTGGTCTCTCCTAAGAGGATCGTTAAATTTTGCAGATGCTGCAATAATAGAAGAATCCAATTCTTTTCTTAAGCGCCTAGGCATGAATACGGGTCTTGATTCTGTCATTCCACTCTCAGAAGGAAAGTCTCTTCTCTCCGAGAGAGAGATGCCGACAATGAGCAAGATTCTGCTATATGTTGTTGGCTCTTGGCTTGTGGGCAAGACTATTAAGCTAAAACTGAGAGGGAATCAGAAACAGATCTCTGCATTGACAGCAGCCCTGTTGTCATCCAAAAAATTTCAAGACGAGCTGAAGAAACCTGGAGCTACCATGACTTCGATTGTTCAGTGTCTAAAAGATAAGAATGCTGATGCACAAAGGTTTGAAAATACTTTTGGAATTAAATGGCCAGTCTGAGGTGACAAATGGCGGCAAATGACAATAATTGTGATCAGCTTGAGGCTGCCAGACAACTTCTTGACGTTACAAGAAAATATTCCACCCTCCTGGAGCTAAACAATACTCTCATAAGGACTCAAAACGAGCTCTCTCGTCAGATTTTGTTACACACTAAGTGTATTGAAGATTCATCTACTACAACAACACAGAGTCTTGCTGATGCTTTAGAAAACCTAGAGAAGATGAACGATACTTCTCTTGATGATTTGAGTGACGCTCTTGATAAAGCTGCAGAAAAAGGTGAGAAATCAAAAGGAGTCCTTTCCTCTATCGGAAAAGTCCTCAAGGGGCTCGTTGTTGGTGCTGCATCAGTTGCCGCTTGGGCAATTGGGAAACTTTGGGACACCCTTAAACTTGCTGGCGGTATAGTCTCTACAGCTATAGGCGCCGTGTTTGATATTATTGGAGCGGTTTGGGATTTAGGAAAAGCCATTCTTTCCATTCCTTTTGCTGCATATTCATGGCTTATTGGTAAGGCAAATGACTTAATGAGCGGGGGTGGATCTGCATATGCAGAAGCCATTAGGGCTCTGAAGACAGAGTACGGCGCCCTTGATCAAGTTGCGCCCTCTACGATCATGAAAATCTCTAGAGAGACACAGTCTATTTCTAAGCATGGTCTTAGAGCTTTTAGAATCTGGGGAACCCTAGGTGAAAGAATGAAGGCACTGACTGAGCTTGCTCAGAAGATGGGTCCTACTTTCGAGAATTTTGCGCAAGAGTTTGCCGACACAGGACTGCAGATTCCTGCACTTTTGAAGGGTCTTGGACTTGCTGATGAACAAGTTAAAATCTTGGGTGATCGTGCCAAAACAATGGGCACTCGCTTTCAAGATGAGCTTGTTGATATGCATAAGCAGTCATGGGCTCTTGGTGGGGCTTTTGGTCACTCCACAAAACTCCTAAACAGAGATATGGCTAAGGCCATGGGTGATGTAAAGAGATTTGGTGGAGCAACAACGGCACAACTAGGACAATCAGCCCTTCATGCAAGATCACTGGGTCTTGAGCTTGAAAAAGTTGCAGGAATCCTTGATGCTTTTGAGACTTTTGAGTCAGCCGCTGATGTTGCCTCTAAGTATGCTCAGTCATTTGGAGTTCAAATTGAAGCTTTTGACATGCTTAATGCGCAAGATACTGCAACTATTATCGATCATATGCGTCAAAAATTTGCTGAGGCAGGACAAGATGCTTCAACATTTAATCGTGCTCAGCTAGATGTCTTAGCTCAGGGGTCGAAACTTGCACCTGAAGTTGCAAAGCAGGTCTTCTCTCTAAAGAATCAGGGTCGATCCCTTGAAGAGATTCAAAAAGAATCAGAAAAAGCTCAAAATACGTTTGGAAATCTTGACACTGCACTTCATGACTTAAGAAAGTCAATTGAGTATTTGGTTATGAGTGGGTCGATGCCAAAGGGTGGATTCCTTGACATGTTCCTTGCGGGAATTGAGAGAGGTATTAACTTAAATCCACACACTAGGGGGTTGTTCCGAGATATTGCAAAGTCTCTAAGGATAACATATTATGATGCTCGCTCGGTATTTGATGGGTTCGTAGAGTATTTTCCAGGAGTAAAAGATGCAATCAATGGACTGCGTGAAGTCTTTAATCCTGTTAAGTTGGGTACTTTAATTCGAGGGATTAATGATGAGATTATTAAATTCTTTAGACTCTTTTCAAAAGGACAGATGACTTTTGGAGAGCTAATTGATAATCTATCGCAAAGATTTAAAGACTACCTGGGGGCTGCTTCATCAGGCGGTTCAAAATTTCTTGATGGTCTGGGTGCTTTTGGTAGGGCAGTTGCAGAGCTTGCAGGACAAATTATTGAATGGTTAGGAAAAGCCCTTGCAGATGGAATTAGAGGAATTGCAGATTTTATTAGAAATCCAGATGATTTAATTAATACTGGAAAATCTATAGCACAAGGTGCTGCCGATGTAGGAGAATCTCTCTGGACTCCGATGTGGAGAGGAATAAAGGCCGCCGTTGCCGAGTTAAAACCAGCCCTAGGAGATTTATTCTCAGCTCTTCTCGATGAGATCCCTCTACTAAAAGAGTTCATGAAACTCTTTGATACTGTAACTTACAAATCTAAGAAAGTTGTTGACTATGTAAAGACAATTGGAAATGACGGAAAAGAGATATACACTCCACAGATAGTTGAAAGTGAAACAGGAGAACAGACAACTCAGCTTTTTGCAAGCATTAGAGAGTTTTGGGACGAAATTAAGATAAAATTTGATGGATTTG